AGACACAAAGGATATCGGCCTCGACGGGTCGCCCACAGCCACCGGCACGACTCCGGGCTTTGCCAAATCCCGTGTCACCCACTCGGCCAAGATCGCGCCAGAGGATGCCCTCACCGTGGCGCAAGGCCACATCGCCCAGCAAGCGCACTGGGTCCACTTCGCCGAACTCGCCCGAGAATTCCGCGCCATCCTTTCCAACCCGGAAGTCCGTGAATCCATTAAGCAAACCCACGGAGAAAGCGTTCTCAAAGACGCCGAACTTTGGGCAGACCAACTGGAGCAGCGAGGCGGCAACAAGGCCCGCGAATCCACATGGATGACCACAATCCTCGGAGCCGCAACTGCTGGCAAAGCAGTCTCCTTGCTCGGTTTCAATTTAAAATCTTTTGCCATGAATTTGGATAACTCCATACGGTTTGCCCTTACTCTTGACATGAAGCAGGTCGTCTCGGCGCTCTCCAATCCCGCGACAATCACGGAGGACATTCAGACCGTATGGGAATCCGATGCAGTCCAGAATCGACTACAAGGCGGAGCTTCCGCCGAGGCCCGATTCTTATTTTCCCGATATGCCGGGAAACCAAACTTCGCCGCGAAAATCGCGGAGGCATCGATGACTCCACATAACTGGCTCGACTCCGCTGCGACATCGATCTCCAGTGCTATCGTCTACCGGGCCAACCTCAATGACGCTCTCGCCGCAGGCATGCCGGAAAACCTCGCCAAGCAAACCGCTCTCGACGCCGCCAGTCAAGCCATCTACCGATTCGCGCAACCGGTCAGCTTTGGTCAAAGAAGCCTTGTTGAAAATAACGGAAATGTGCTGGCAAAAATGTTTTTCCTTTTTATGTCCGACCCGCGCCTCAAAACCGCCATCCTTGCGGATGCCGCTCGCGGGCTGGCCACCGGGCGAGGCAACGCCAGTGAACATCGCCGCCGCATTTTCACCGTCGAACTCATGGCTGTGCTTTCCCATGTGGTTTCCAGCGCCTTCCGCGATGCCTTCTCGGATGACGATGACGAGGAAATCTGGAACCCCGGAGGTTTCGCCAAGGCAATCCTGCTCGCCCCGCTCCAAGGATTCTTCTTCGCAGGCACTCTCGGTGAGCTTGCCATTTCAAAACTGACAGGGCAGAAAACTTTCAACAGCACCACGCAAAATCCATTACTCTCTGCCATGGAGCAGGGGGTGCGGGCGGGGAACAATCTAGAAGACGCCTTCGACCTCGACGACCCAGACGCTATGTTCAAAGAGTGGAACAACATCTTCCGCTCGATGGCGCTATCGCCAGCAATGGCAGCGCCAGCCGTACTGCTGAACATGGTCAAGCCGGTCATGGGACTCTACGAAAACGCAACAACCGAAGATTGACAGCTTGTCTGTTTTGACTGATACCATGACTATGAAAGCACTATTCTACATATTGGACCGTCTCTCGGAGAACTCGACGTGGAGGGGTCTATTGCTGGTCGCCACCGGTCTCGGTGTGTCGCTTAGTCCGCAGCATCAAGAAGCCATCGTGGCAGCGGGCCTCGGCCTTACAGGTGCGATAAACATCTTTCGCAAGGGATGACACCGCGCTGGATCGCCGCAGGAATGATCCTCTTCGCCTTTGCCTGTCTGGCGATGGCGTTCTTGACTTCCTGCGTCAGCGTTCCAGTCCCGCCATTCGGTGAGCGTGTGGGCGAGATGGGCAGTCTGCAATTTTCGCTCGGAGTCAAATACCTCCCAGCCACCCAACCAGAGCGACCCGGAGACGCCAACCTCGCATTCGCGTGGCAGAAATTCGGTGAAGCAAAAGCCCTCAAAGACAAATGAACCAACTCCTCGCAGAAATCGCCGCATCGCAAGTCGGAGTCCGCGAAGTGGGCGGCAACAACAACGGCGCAGCGATCCGCAACTTTCAAAAAGCGACCAACCTCAAGCCCGATGATTGGCCGTGGTGCGCGGCATTCGTTGACTGGTGCGTGGCTCAGTGGCTCGACAAGCCCGGCGTCCGCGAGTGGCTCAACCTCCAATCCTCCACGCCGGAGGAATGGCGTCCCAAGACCGCGCTCGCCTACGGCATGATCGGTTGGGCCAAGGCCCGCCCGAAGACAACCATCATCCTGCACGACCGCGAGTGGGCGAAGCCGGGCGACATCGTGGTCTTTGACTTTTCCCATGTCGGCATAGTGGAATCAGATTCCGGCCACCAGATCGTCACCATCGAGGGGAACACCAACGGGCGAGGTGAGCGAGACTCGGAATCGGGAGACGGGGTTTGGCGGAAAGTGCGGCAAAAAAGCATCGCCAGAAACTTCATCCGCATCCGCCCTGTTTCGGCATAACTTGGCACAGGCTGGCACAAAAGGTTTTAAGTAACTGCAAAACAACGGAACCCAACGCGACTCAAAATCTCGTTCAGCAATGAGTGTCGGTTCGATCCCGACCGCCGGTAATCTCTTCAAGATGAACCCGCAGAAGCTCTCTAATAAAGACTCTGCGGGTTTCTTGTGTCTGGACTCCGTGAGACTCCTTTTTACTTGTTTGGACAAATAAAGGTTGAAGATTTGGCACAAGTGGCACAAGCTATGTCCAGTTATGACTCATCAAGTTACGTTTGATAAGACTCGCCGCACCTCACCGTGGAAACTTGATATCCCAGCAAAGGTGGCTGGGCGGCGGTTGCGGTACTTTTATCAGACCGAAGGACAGGCATGGTCTGACGCACCTCGCATTTTAAAGCAACTACAAAAGGGAGGTCTCGATTCGCTGGAGGAAAAGGACGGGCCATCGCTGGCCGGTGCTGCGAAAATCTTCATGCCGCTTTTCCTCAACAAATCGAAATCCCATCGCGAGAAGGTGGAGAAAGTGTGCGGATGGTTGTCGCGAGATTTACGCTGCCCGCTGAAGGCGGTGACTCCAATGATGATGGTGGAGTGGTTCGGCAAGCTCAAAGGGTCGGACACGCAGAGGGCCACGGTCTACCGATATGTGCGACTCTTCTTCAACTGGTGCGTGAAAATGGACCTTCTCGATAAGTCTCCGTTTCGTGCGGTGGACTGCCCAAAGCCGAGATCGCGGAAGGGCATTCTCGATGCCTGTGAAATGAAGGCGCTCCTTGATGCGGAGATGAGCGACTTGATGCGGGCTTCGATCTTGCTGGGCGGGTTCGCGGGACTGCGGAGCATCGAGGTTCAGCGGATGAACTGGGAGGACATCGATGTGAAGGCGGGGCAGGTTTATGTTCGCCCGGAGGTCTCAAAGCAACATGACGGGATGATGGACCGGATCGTGGATTTCACGGAACCGATGACGAAGCGGAAGAAGTTTTTCATTGGAAAGAAGGGACGCATTGTTCCGGGGAGTGCGCGTGCATTCTACGAGGAGCGCAGAAGGTTGGCCGCGCAACTAGGCTGGGATGGGTTCCCAGAGAATTCGTTGAGGCATTCGTTTGCGACCTATCATTTGGCGAAGTGCAAGAGTCCAAATCTGACTGCCTTCCAGATGGGGCATTCCAACTCGGCGATGGTGCAACGAGTCTACGCTGTTCCCGCTGCCAGAGCGGATGAGAAGGCGTGGTGGAGGATTTAATTATGCCATACCAAGACAAGAAAATTCAGAAGAAATTCATGGCTCGGCAGTACAGGACGAAGTACGCCACCGATTGCGCTTTCAAGAACGCCGAGGCGAAACGGAAGTCCGATTGGTATCAAAAAAATCGGGAGCGTCTCATTGCAAAAGTCCTTGAAAATAGAGCAAACCAAAAAAAATAATTTCGCTTGCAGAGGTAGTATCTATGGGAGTGTCAATAGAAAAGTGAGGGGTAGGTGATCACCCCATTAAAAATAATTGTTGTGAGGTTATAGTAACCTAGAGTAGAAATTTTCTCGTTATGCCAAACCAACACGCCGCCGATAAAGAAGTGATCGGATTCTATATTCCGAGAACGCTTGCTCGTCGGGTTCGCAAAGCTGCGAAGTCGCGTGGTTTGACGATCACCGCTTTCATTGAAGAAATTCTCACTCATGCCACACGCAACACAGAACTCACGCCAGACGACTACATCGCAATCGCGCAAGCAACAAAAGATGCAGTTCAGCGTCAGACTTCCAAGGGAATTAGTCGAGCGAGTAAGGGTGGTGGCGTCAAATAGCAAAAGACCAGTTAGTCGCCAAGTTGAGTTTTTTTTGGAAGCGGTTTTAGTAACCTCTGCCAATGTGGCACTTACATGTCTGTGTCTCTAATTTTTTTCTCCAAAAGGTTTTAGTAACCCATATACAATATGACAAAAGACGAGATAACGACAACGGAGGCGGCGAGCCTCATGGGGGTATCGAAGAAGACGATCTACCGCCTGCTAGAATCGGGCGACATCGAGGCATCGAAACCATTCGGCAACCGAGTCGGTCACCGCATCTCGCGGGCCGTGCTGGAGAACTGGTATCGCCGCCGCAAAATCTCCACCACGAACAGGAGGGCTAAGTGAGCGACCCCGCCTACGTCTGCCGATCCATCGGCTACTTCCTTGATTTCCTTTTTGCCGTTGGCCCGGCACTGGCGCTCGTCCTAGTGACATGGAGGGTTTCCAAATGAGCGCCACGTTTGGCCTCGCTCTCGCAGTCCTCACGCTCGGTTCGTGCTACGCCAGCTACCGATTAGGACAGGCAGACATTTTGGCGAGGTATCGCCGCCACGCCGAGCGCAAACGCCGGTGGCAAGAATTTGAAGATTTCGAGGACTGATCGTCCTCACCACAAGAAAAGCGCCCCGAAGGACGGCAATCCAACGGGGCAAGTTAAACCACAAGAAAAGCAGTAATAACAAAATGAGTAATACACAACTGACACAACACGTCAACACACAAGTCGCTCTCGGCGACATGCAGGTGATGGCAAACGCCATAGTGAAATCGGGTCTCTTCGGCATGAAGACACCAGACCAAGCCTTGGCGCTGATGATCGTGGCGACTGCCGAGGGTCGTCACCCTGGATCGGTGGCCTCAGACTACCATATCATCCAAGGCCGCGCCTCTCTCAAGAGCGACTCGATGCTGGCGAGGTTCCAGCAATCGGGCGGGCGGGTGGAGTGGCACGACCACACAAACGAGAAGGTATCCGCGACCTTCAGCCACCCTGCGGGCGGATCGCTCCGCATCGATTGGGACATGGCGCGGGCCAAGGCGGCTGGGCTGGG